CCGCGCTTGCGTGGCAGACCCGATCCCAAATCATCCCGGGCCTGCAAGTCGCCCCCGGCCTGAAGGAGTTCGCCGACCGCGCGATGACCATGACCGCTGCTGTGTTTGCTGTGCTCGAACAGCACAAGCCACGCGAACTGAGCCCTGAGACGTGCCTGATGATGCAGATCAGGCCATCGAGCGTGTGCACGTCGCCCGACCACAAAGGCGGCATGTTGAACGAGACGTACTACCCCTGCGGGACGGTCAAGGAGATCGCGAAGGCTCTCGGGTTGGAAGTGGCCGGTGGGTGAAGACCCTGACGACCCGGCCGAGGTGCTGCTCAACACGGAGCAGGCCGCGGCCGCCGCACACGTGAAGCCCGCACTCATCCGCCGGTGGCGCGCCCGCGGCCTGCTCCACCCCGTCGACCCCGACGACCCTCACCCGCAGTATCGGGAGCTCGACGTGCTCACCGTGGAGGCCATGACGCGGCGGGAGAAACGCGCCGCGCAGCTCGCCGCCGAGGCCGCCGAATGGGCCGCGCGCGAGTCGGCTTGACGACCACTCACCGTTTGTCACATGCTTTGCAGGTAGCACATTTGTGCGAGCAGAGCCCCGGAGACCGTCGCGGTCCGGGGCTCTCGCCTTTCCCCCAGACCCGGAGACACAGTGATGGACGTTCTCGCCACCCTGCACGCCGACTTCGCCCAAGCCAAGCGCGAGGCCGCCGCCGCCCTGGCCAAGCTCGAGGACACCTGGAAGCAGCTGCTCGAGCACCTCGGCGCCGACACCGCGCCGGTGGTGGCCCAGGCCGAGACCGACGCGGCCGCGGTGGCGGAGACCGTGAAGACCGACGCCGAGCAGCTGGCGGCGGCCGGCGCGGGCGCGGTCGAGTCCGCGGTCACCGAGACCGTCGCGCCGACCGCCCAGGCCTGAACCGTGCGGCAGGAATTCGCGGGCCGCGTCGTCATCACCTGGCCCGCCGCTGGCCCCGGGCAGACGTACCTCTCGGCCCCGGGCGTCACCGTCCACGACGCCGAGACGGGCACGCTCATCCCCTGCACGCGCCTACTCATCAACCGGATCGAGCCCACGTCGGGACCGATCACGGCCGACGTGTGGGTCAACGGCGAACGGGTGCCCTACCTCGTCGCGGAGATGCGCACCGCCGACGGGTTCGATCCGTCGAAGAGCATCAACGAGCAGCGCGTCGCACGCGGCCTGCCCCCGCTCGAGATGCCCGAGGCAGCCCGGCCGCTGTGGCGCACCGAGTCCGGCGTCACCTTCGAGCCGCCGAAGTAGCGGCCCATAGACCGGCCGCCCCGTGACGCCCACCACGGGGCGGCCGCACCAGCTCCCCGCCCCGTCGGGCTTACACCACACTCGGCCGCCGTCCACTTGCGGTTGCTGCCGGGGTTCGAACCCGGACCGTCTGGCACTTACGGGGCGCGTACCCACCCGTAGCGGCGTCCCACCGCGGGCTTTCCAGACGTGCTGCCAATACCAGCCTACGGCGAGGAGATGACCGGTGCTGCTGCCCTACGCCACCGTCAAACCCCACGACCCAGCCGACTGCCGCGACTGCACCCGCACAGCACCCGGACACCAGGTCTGCATGAACCCGACCTGCCCAGGCCGGTCCGAGAACGACGGGGCCGGTCGCGTCGCCGTGTTCCAGGTGCGGCGCCACGCCACCGACGACGAATACGCAGCCCTCCCGCTCGCGCACATCCCCGTCGACGGCATCGCCCACAAAGCCGCGTTCGCGTGCGACGACTGCGCCGAGCTCGCCGAACCGTTCTGCGAACACCCGCCCCCGAGCTCGCCGCCGTGCCCCGTGTGCCAAGCCGACGGCGAGGCGCCCTGTCTCAAGCAGGACCGGCGCACGCCCCGGTGGGCGTGGCACTCTACCCGGCAACACCCACAGCTCGAACGGTGCGACCACGCACACCGCCCCGACTGCGGGATCTTCACCGGCTGCGCGTGCACCGGCGACGACGAACCGCCTGCCCGGCCGGCGCACCCCGCGACCCTGATCAACGACGGCAACGGCCCCGATGTCTCCCGTCTGCTGTTCGACCCCGCATACGCCCAGCTCCTGCTCCAACAGCAGGGCGTGCACTGGTGGCAGGTCCGCCGCGCCGACTCCCGCCTCACCCAAGACAACAAGCCCTGTCTCTGGGCTGAGGTCGCGCAGGTCGACGAGCGGGGCCACATCCAGTTCGACGAGCACGGCCACGAGATCCTCAGCGAGGTCGTCATCGTGATCGAGGTCCCGCAGAACTGAGGGGGCGCGGTGGATCAGGGTTACTCGAACCGAGACGGCGCCGGCCGGTTCGCCCGCGGCCTGGAGTCCGCCGAACGAGACGCCAAGGCATGCTGGCTCAAGGGCCGCGGCCACACCTACGAAGAGATCAGCGACCTACTCGGCTACGGCGGCAAACAGAACGCCTACCGGGCCATCAAGGGCGCACTGGCCGCGCTACCCGCCACCGGCGCTGAGGAACTGCGGCAGATCCAGCTCGACCAGCTGGACTACATGACCCGCCGCGTGATCGAGGTGCTGGAGAACAAACACCTCACGATCACCCAGGCCGGGAAGATCGTGCACTACCAGAACGAGCCCGTCTTCGACGACGCTCCCACTCTCCAGGCGCTCGACCGGTTCCTGCGCATCCAGGAGCGCACAGCGAAGCTGATGGGCCTCGACACGCCTCCGCGTCGCGAGGGGTGGACCGTTGGGGACATCGACGCTGAGCTCGCCCGGCTCCTCGCCGAGGACGTCGACGACGAGGGCGCAGAAGATAGCGAAGCTGAGGCAGCTTCGTGAGCTGAAGGTCCAAGAGCAGGACCGCACCCGGCGTCGGGCCCGCAAGCAGTACCCGACACCGGGCGCACTGGCCAAGTCCCTGTACCAGGGCACCGTTCAGACCCCTGCGCTCGACCTGCTCGACAGTGCGCTCGTCGACTCCTACGAGGGCGTCGCGCCACAGCTGATGTGGTTCATGCCCCCACAGGAGGGCAAGTCCCAGCGCGTCAGCCGCTGGTTCCCCCTGTGGCTGCTACTCCAAGATCCCGACCTGCGGATCGGTATCGCGTCATACTCGGACACGATCGCCCGCCGGTGGGGCCGCGCGATCCGCAACGACATCCAGAGCAACCCGCACCTCGGGCTCACGATCCGCCGCGACACCTCGGCCGCGCACGAATGGCAGCTCGACGGGCACGAAGGCGGCGTCGTCACCGTCGGCATCGACGGCTCGCTCACCGGCCGCCCGCTCGACGTGCTGATCATCGACGACCCGCTCAAGGGGCAGAAGGAAGCCGACTCCGAGGCCTACCGGGAGGCCTGCAAGGAGTTCTGGCGCACCACCGCGTCCATGCGGCTCGCCGAGGGCGCGCCGGTCATCCTGGTGATGACCCGCTGGCACGAGGACGACCTCGCCGGGTGGCTGATGGCCGAGGACGCCGACCAGTGGCGCGTCATCAACGTCCCAGCCTTCGCGGACCACGACCCGGCGAAGGGCGAGAGCGATCCGCTCGGCCGCGAACCTGGTCAGTGGCTCGAGTCCGCGCGCGGCCGCTCGATCAAGGGCTGGCTCAAGCGCAAGAAAGACGCCGGCAGCCGAGGGTTCGCCGCGCTGCTCCAAGGCCGGCCCGCCCCGGCCGAGGGCGGCATCCTCAAGCGCGCCTGGTGGCAGTACTCACCGCTCCAGCGCGCGATCCAGCGCGCGGACGGCTCCTGGTGGGCGATCGGCGCTACCCAGGTCATCCAGTCCTGGGACATGGCGTTCAAAGACGCCGACAGCAACGACTGGGTGGTCGGCCAGGTCTGGGCGCGCAAAGGCTCGAAAGCGTGGCTGCTCGACCAGGTCAGGGATCACCTGGACCTGCCGGCCACCTGCGACGCGGTCAAGGCCCTGTCGGCGAAGTGGCCGCAAGCCCGGCTCAAGCTCATCGAGGACAAGGCGAACGGGCCCGGCGTCATCCAGAGCTTGCGTGGGGTCGTGGGCGGGATCGTCGCGGTCACCCCGAAGGACTCGAAGGAAGGCCGCGCGAGCGCCGTCAGCCCCTTTATCGAGGCCGGGGACGTCGAGCTGCCCGCCCCCGCGCACGCCCCGTGGGTGGCCGACTTCGTCAACGAGTGCGCCGGGTTCCCCAACGCGACCCACGACGACCAGGTGGACGCGTGCACCCAGGCCCTCGCGAGGTTCTTCCTCGAGCAGTCCGACGCCGGCGACTTCATGAACGAACTGACGGCGGAACGGGGGACCGGTGGTGATGAGCAGCTGCTCGACAGGTTCCCGTTCAACCGGGGGTGAGCGGTGAGCAAGCGCAACCGTCAGCGTCCGCGCCCGGCCGGCAACGGCAGCTCGGTGCGGCGCAGCACCCCGGCCGAGATCGCGTCGACCGAGGTCGAGAAGGCCGTCCCGCCGGCGCTCGCCGCCCGCACCGGCCGCAGCAATCAGCCTGTAATGGTCCCGCTGGTCGACGCCATCAACGTGCTCGTCAACTCGGCGATCGGCGTGGGCTCGAACGTGCCGCTACCGGTCGACCCGACGCAGCGCGACCCGTTCGGCCCCGGCAACCCGCTACCCGTCGCACCGATCGACCGGCCCCGCCCGGACACCGGGCGGCCCGAGCCGCGCGTGTCCGAGTACCAGGTCAACTCCAACGTCCAGTTGGTCAGCGACCGGCCGTTGGACTGGAAGCTGCTCAAGAAGGCGGCCCGCGAGGTCGGCTTGATCGCCGAGTGCATCCACAAGCGCAAGGGCCACCTGAAGTCTCTGCGGTGGGGCTGGGTCGTCTCCGACGACACCGTGGAAGAGCAGCTCCAGGCTCAGGCGGTGCCCAAGCAGCAGCAGCGGGCCGCGAAAGAGGACGTCGAAGCGCAGCTGCGCGCGAAGCTCCAGCCGGAGATCGCGCGGCTGAACGCCTGGTGGCGCAAGCCCTGGTCGGGCAACCAGCTCTCACTCAAGCAATGGGTGTCGCTGCTGATCGAGGAGTGGCTGACGCTCGACGCGGTGGTCATCTATCCGGAGATGACCTACGGCGGCGACGTCCTCAACTTCTGGATCATCGACGGGTCCACGATCAAACCGTTGCGGGACGTGCGCGGCAAGCTGCCCGATCCGCCCTACCCGGCGTTCCAGCAGATCCTCTATGGCTTCCCGCGTGGGGAGTTCACCGCGACGACGGTCCAGACCGAGGACGGCGCCACCGTCATCCCCGGCGCGTACAAGGCGGATCAGCTGTACTACTTCCGCGAGACGGTGCGCACCGACACCCCGTATGGGCAGTCCGCGGTCGAGCGGGCGCTGATCGCCGCCCGGATCTGGCTCAACCGGCAGGGCTGGCTCATCAGCGAGTACGACGACGGCACCGGGCCGCTCACATGGCTGGTGCCGCCGGAGAACGCCGCCGAAGCGCTCGGCGAGGCCTTCACCCCGCAGAAGCGGCGCGAGTGGCAGCGCGCGTACAACGACGAGAACGCCGGCAACACCAGGGCCCGCCACGGCACCCAGCTCACGCCCCCCGGGTTCAAGCCGGTGCCGATGCCGCAGGTCGACCAGATGTACAAGCCGGATTACGACATGTTCCTGATCCGGATCCTGGCCTCGCATCTCGGCGTGACCATGCCCGAGCTCAACTTCACCGAGCCCGGCGGCTTGGGGTCGACCGGTTACCACGAGGGCCAGGAGGACGTGCAGGAGCGCGTCGGCACCCAGCCCGCGATCGACTTCGTACAGACGATCATCACGGACCTGGCGCGCACCTACCAGGGCGCGCCGCCCGAGCTCGAGTTCCGCATCTTCGGGCTCGACTCCGACGACGAAGCGGCCGCGGACGAGGTCATCGACACCAAGTACAAGTCCGGCCGGATGACGCTCAACGAAACGCGGGACGAGCAGGGCCGGCCCCGGTTCGACTTCGCCGAAGCCGACATGCCGATGATCATCACGACGCGTGGGGTCATCTTCCTCGAGGGATCGAGCGAGGCCGCGCCACCCGGCGAGATGGTCTCACCGGCGCAGGCGCCCCCGAACGCCAACGAGCCGCCGGAGGGCGAGTTCGAACCAGGCAGCGGTGACGAACCGGCCAAGCCCGCACCGAAGCCGGCGCCGGGCGACCAGCGCGCGGCCAAGAGCGCGGAGCTCGAGGCGTACCGCAACTTCATGCGCCGCGGCCGCGGCACGAAGGGCAAAACCTTCGAGCTGCGCTCGCTCACCCACGCTGAGGCGGTCGCGAACGGGATCGACCTGAACCGGGTCACGTTCAAGGCCGCGGGGAGTGACGGCGACCCAAAAGACCAGGCCCCCGAGGGGGCTGACTCCGCGAAGGCGTGGCCCGGCTGGCAGCTCGACCTCGACGCGGCCGCCTACTGGGCCCCGCTGATCGCAGCCGCCCTGTCCGGAGCCGTCAGCGCGCACCAGCTGGCCGAAGACTGGCTCGCCCACCACCCCACCACCGGCGCGACCGACCCCGGCCAGCTCGAGGCCGCGGCCGACACATGGATCCAGCGCGAGCGTGACGCACTCACGGCCGCGCTGACCGAGATCCTGAACGGGGTCTACACCGACGGCTACGTGATCGGCGCCACCTCCGCCCGCGCGGTCGTCGACACACTCGAGGCCGGCCAGCCGCTCACCGCCGCGGTCGCCGACGTCGGCGACTGGGCGCCCGGCGCCACCGAGGCCGCGCAGCTGCTCCTCGGCGCCCTGCACGACGGATCCGGGCTGCGAACCCTGCTCAACAACGCCGGGATCACGATCAAGTCGGTCGCGGACACCAAGCTGGGCGAGCTCGGCAAGCTCCTGGCCGACGGCGCCGCCCGCGGCGACAGTGCGGACACCATCGCAGGTGCGATCAAGGACCTGCTCAGCGACCCGTCCCGCGCCCTGATGATCGCCACGACCGAGCTGAGCCGTGCGGTGTCCACCGCGACCGTGCAGGGCTACACCCTGACCGGCCGAACCCGGATCGAGTGGGCGTCCGCCCTGGACGACCGGGTGTGCCCGATCTGCGGCCGCAACGAGGAAGACGGCCCTGTCCGGATCGGCGACCCGTTCCCGTCCGGTGACCTGCATCCGCCGGGCCACCCCTGGTGCCGGTGCGCCGTGCTGCCCGCCCCCGACAGCGAGTCCCGATGAGAGGAGATGCGCGATGAGCGGTGCCGTTACGCAGGCCTACATCGGCGACATCGTGAAGTTCGACAAGACCGACGACGGCGACCTGATCGTCTACGGCAAGGCGGCGGGCCCGGACCTCGACCTGGACGGCGAGCGCTGCGACCCGAACTGGCTGCGCCGCGAGGTGCCGGCCTGGTTCGAGTGGGGCAACGTCCGCGAGCAGCACTCGCAGATCGCCGCCGGCGTCGGTATCGAGATCGAGAACACCGGCGACGACTGGCACATCAAGGCGAAGGTCACCGACAAGAACACGGCCCACAAGGTCGAGACCGGGACGCTCAAGGGCTGGTCGCTCGGTGCGATCGACACCAAGACGTACAAGGACGCGCGGGGCCAGACGTGGCTGACCGGCGGGAAGATCATCGAGTTCTCGTTGGTCGACCGGCCGTGCAACCCGACCACGACGCTCGCCGTCGCGAAGTCCGCCGGAGACGGTGACTGGTCGCCGGTGTCCTCGGCCGGTGAGGTCATCGCCAGCCTGCGCACGAAGGCGGTCAAGCTCGACCTGCCGCGTGGCGTGGCGGGCAGCCAGAAGACCGCCGAGCCGGAGGATAAGGCGCCGGCCTTTGACCGGGCGCTCGCGCTGTCGATCGCTGCGGCGGTCATGAAGAAGGACCGCGCGGGCGCCCTCAAACTCGCCGAGCCGCCGCTCACCAAGGCGGTCGCGGCGGACGGGCTCCAGGACGAAGAGCCGGACATCGCGACCGGCAAGCAGGTCATCCGGCTCCTGGGTCAGCTCATCGCCGCGGAGGCGGCCGAGCTGAGTGCCGGGTACCTCGACGAGACCTGCGACATCACGCTGCTGACGCAGGCCACCGACTGCATCAAGTGGTGGCTGCACAACGAGCAGGCGGCGAAGGACGAGCCGGAGGCCCCGTACGCCGAGGACGACGACGAGGACCAGACGATCGTCTACGTGGGCCTGTCCGCGCGCGGTGTCGTGTGGAAGTACGTGTCCGCGGCCAAGCGCGACGAGTACGCCACGAGCGGCGTCGCGATGCCCAACGGGGACTTCCCGATCCCCGACGAGGACCACCTTCGCTCGGCGATCGGGCGGCTCGGCAACTACACCGGAGACACGGCCGCAGCCAAGAAGCACATCAAGGCCCGCGCGAAGACCCTCGGCCTGACGAACCTGCTGCCGGACGACTGGAAGACCGCGGTCGCCGATGGCGCCGACGCGACCAAGAGCGCTACTATCGATCAGACGTTCGAAAAGGACGCCGTGACCCTGGTGAAGGCACTGGCCGCCTCCAAGGAGCGCATCGAAGCGCTCGAGGCGGACCTGGCGAAGGCCAAGGCGCAGCCCGCCGCAGGCGGACCCGCGATCATGCGCGTGGATCCCGTCGCCCCCGCGACCGTGAAGAAGACCGGCCCGACCGCCGAGTACTACCGGCGTATGGCCGATTCCGTCCCGGATGCGCAGGCACGCAGCGGCTACCTCCAACTCGCCAAGCAGGCCGCCGCCGACGCTGCGGAAGGCCAGTAGCCTCACCAGGAGAAACCTGTGTACCAGGTGCCGACACCGTCGGAGATGTTCTCCGACACCGATGACGCCACGGAGATCGCCCGCCGTTTCGAGGACTACAAGGCGTGCTTCCGCGACGTGATCCGCCAGGCCGAGGAAGAGCCCGGCTACTACGTCAAGGGCCACGGCATCATCCGCGACCCGTCCGCGCAGATCGCGAAGCTCGACAGTGCCGTCGCCAACATCACCAAGGGCCTGTCCGCGGCCCAGATCGGCGGCATCCAGTCCGATCTGGACCAGATCCAGGCCATGAAGGCTGACCTGGCCAAGGACTGGCAGGCCTCGGCCTACAACAGCCGCTCCGGCCTGATGCAGTACGACCTGCAGGCGCCGGCCAAGAAGATGGTCCCGCGCGAAACCCCGCTGATCAACGAGCTGACGCGGGACAACACCGGCGTCGGCGGCGCGTGCGAGTTCCGCCGGATCCTCGGCTGGTCGAACTCCCGTACCGGCGGTGTCGCCGACCTGATGGCCGGCTTCAACTCCGAGTCGACCACCACCACCTTCGGCGGGGTCACGGGCCTGCGCCGCCCGCAGAAGATCACGTACGCGACCGAC